CGCAATTTTGTTGTGTCCGTCATTGGTGTTTCCTCCGTACTCACAGTCACACGGAAATGCTTTGTCTATGACTTTGGTTATTTCTGCAAATGTTGGTTTCATTTAGATTCCTTAAATAAATATGACGGCAAATACTTCTGGCAAAGTGCTGTCATTAAATCTTCTGACATATATATCCCTGTCACACAGAAACGATATAATGTGGAAAAATCATCTAGCTCTTTATTGTTGAAAGCTATAATATCTTCTGGTGTTACTTCGTATGTTCCATTCTTAACCGTGAAAGTAATACTATCAGTATATGAAAATTCAACCGTCATGTCTTCTGTTGTAAGGTAAGCGTCTGATAAGTAAGTCCCTGACAAACCATCTAATTCAATATCATCCGCATACAAACAACCACAAGTAAATACAAGCAATATAATTAATAATAGTTTTCTCGTCATTTTCTTCTCCTATAATACATATCATGCAACCTCTGCAAATCCGCACCGTTCAACTTATTCTGCATATACAGATCCACCGCTTTGTGCCACAGTTTTTTCTTTTCCGATGTTGACAGAACTGTTGTCATTTAACATCTTCAAAATGAATATACCCATCTTTTGTTTTAGGAGTTTGTTTTGTTTTATCGTAATAAATATTATTCCAATTCATGTATTCCCCAGATTTACCAATATCATAATTTATCTCTGGGACTATTACTGCTACTTCACTTTTATTGTTTTTCCTATCCTGAAATTCCTTCACAAAAAAGTGTGTTCCGTAATATGTTAATATCACCGCAATACTGCATACAAACAGCCAGTCGCTAATCCTGAATTTCTGTGTGATTTGCTGGTGTTTCATTGACTTTTCTCCCCTTCCAGTTTTTAAGCTTCATTCCGCAGACTCGGCAACGATCTTTCCCTCTGCGACACGGCCGATATGTAAAAGGTTTGTGAAATAACATACATTTTATTCTTGCGAATCCTTTCATTCTTCAACCTCCGTATAAAAGTAATCTGTTTTTACATCAAAAAACTCTGCCAATTTACCAATGTTATCAGCATTTGGAAGTACATCATTTTCTTCCCAGTTTTTCACAGTGTTTAAAGCCAAGTCATTCAAATACGCTACGTCATTTTGAGAGTATCCCTTTTCTTCTCTTATTTCGATGAATTTATTCTTGTCAAATCTCTTCATTATTATTGCCTCCTGATAATAATTTAAGCTATTTCAACCCCAATGTCAAGGGAATAATAAATTAATTTATTTCAGCCCTGATAAAATAATTGAGAAATCCCTTGACACGGCTCTAAAATGGATATATAATTCTAGTATCAGAGAGAAAAACCATTAACTAGGAGGTCGGGATGAGCGGATACGGAGCAGAAATGATTTTGGGAATGGCAAAGGATTTGAATGACCAGTACCAGAGAGGTTTTCAGGCTGGCAAGCTTGAAGGTAAGCGGGAAGCATTTGCTGAAGCAAGGGAATTGCTCAGAGAGACTTTTGCTAAGGATAAGGAGGATTCTGATGCCTAGTTTATACGATTCCTACCTACAGAGCGAACTCAATGCTTACCTCAATGATTGCGAACGCGATATTGACGATGATGACAATGACAACCCTGAACCGGAAACGTGGGAGGATTGAAGAATGATCTACTCACCAAAAAAGAAAAAAGATTGTATGTTTCAATTTGCTACAAGCAATTATGGAGGAAATAAAATAGTAAAGGATACTGATTTAATTACTTTTGATGAAGCAAAAGAATTATGGAATAAATATTTACCTGAATTTCAAAAATGTGTTGAAGAAGAAGGTAGTCCAGAAATGGCTATATGGATTAAATGTGACCATTCAGAAAATTATGTAGAATCTTTCAAGCATATTCATGGTTATGATGTAGTTATAGAACATGGACATATGTATATTAAAGAACCGGCAAAGCTATGATATATCCCCCAGAAATAATGAAGTCGGAACTATGGCTGAGATATGAGTATGCAATGGCGAATGATGATATTGTCTCGGCTGTGAATTTTTTGAGTAGGACGATAGAAGATAACTAAACAAAAGGAGATCGGGAAATGGAAAAGGGAAAGGAAATAAGTGTTACAAGCCATGCGGATCTGATAGAAATGGCTATATCTAAGGGCGCGGATTTGGCGCAGGTTGAGAAGCTTCTGGAATTAAAGGAGCGTCACGAAGGCAACGAAGCAAAAAAGGCTTTCAACAAAGCGATGAGCGACTTCAAGAAAAACCCCCCGAAGATTGACAAGGACAAACACGTTGCTTACGGCAACACCAAGTACAATCACGCCAGCCTTGCAAATGTCGTTGAGAAGATCAGCACAGAATTGAGCAAGCACGGACTATCCGCAACATGGCGCACGAAGCAAAACGGACAGATTATCGTAACCTGCAAGATTACTCACGAACTCGGACACAGCGAAGAAACTTCTCTTTCTGCGAATGCCGATACCAGTGGATCAAAAAATCCTATTCAGGCTATCGGAAGCGCAGTCAGCTATTTGCAACGCTACACACTTTTGGCAATTACAGGGCTTGCAACCTATGACGGTGACAATGACGGTCAGGGCGCAGAAGAGCCGAAGATTGACGAAACGCAGGTCGCTCATATCAACAAGAAGCTGGATGAGATCAAGGCTGACAGGGCAAAATTCCTTGAGTACATGAAACTTGAGAAGATTGAGGATATGGTTAAGAAGGATTATGCTAAGGCTATGATGGCGATTAATACAAGCAAGCAGAGAAAGGCTGAGGCTGAGGTGAAAGATGATAGTAAATGATTCAATCACTCAGGGAACTGATGAATGGCTACAGGAAAAGCTCGGCAAGCCATCTGCCTCTAATGCCTCAAAGATAATTACAAATGCTGGCAAAAGTTCTAAACAAAGAACAGATTACTTGTATTCTTTAACAGCAGAAATCATTACAGGACAAAGGGAGGAAACTTATAAGAACGCTAACATGGATATGGGAAACGATCGTGAGGATGAATCGAGAAAACTGTTTGAGATGATTCATGGTGTTGAAGTTCAGCAAGTCGGAGTTGTTTATAAGGATGAAGAAAAGAAGTTCTTATGTAGTCCAGATGGAATTATCAATAGCGAATATGGGCTTGAGCTTAAAAACGTTTTAGGCAAAACACAGGTGAAATATCTTTTAAAAAATGAAGTGCCGTCTGAATACTTTTCTCAGATACAGTTTTCTTTATATGTAACAGGATTTAAGTATTGGATGTTTATGTCGTATACCCCTGGATTACGTCCTTTAATTATTCGGGTTGAAAGAGATGAACCGTTTTTGATTAAATTAAAAGTAGAATTAATTTTATTCTGTGAAGAACTTGAAGAAATCGTAACCAAAATAGGAGGATGAAATGCAAGATTTAACAGTTATTGTGAATGAGAGTGGTTTGGATAAAACGAAAGCTCAGGTGTTGCTCGACAATTTCAGTGATTATTTCAAAATTGCTGCCGAGTGGGAATTAAAGGCAAAAACTATTGTCGTTACTGATGAAACACAGGTAACAGACATGGAAATGGCAAAGGTTGGAAGAAAGTTTTTAAGTCAAAAGAGGATTGATGTTGAGAAAACAAGAAAAGGATTAAAAGAACAGTCTTTGAGAGAAGGGAAAGCTATTGATGGTATTGCTAATGTTTTAAAAGCTGTCATTGTGCCGATAGAAGAGTACCTAAAACAGCAAGAAAATTTCATTAAAATTCAAGAAGATAAGAAAAGGCAGGTTTTAATCCTTGAGGAAGAAAAGCGAATTGAAGATGAAAGGATTGCCAAAGAGAAAGCAGAGCAAGAAGAGCAGGAAAGAATCAGGAAAGAAAATGAAACACTGAAAAAGGAAGCTGAGGAAAAAGATCGTAAAGCCAAAGCTGACCAAGAAGAACACGAAAAAGCATTGGCAGATGAGAGAGCCAAGGCAGAGGCAGAGAAGAAAGCATCAGAAGAAAGAGAGCGTAAGCAGAAAGAAGAGTCTGAACGCAAACAGAAAGAAATTGAAGATAAGGCTAAAAAGGAAAGAGAGAAAGCAGAGGCAGAGAAGAAAAAGCTTCAAGAGCAATTGAAGAATCAGATAACTTGTCCGAAATGTAACCATAAATTCAACCTAACCAAATAAGCTGAGGAGGCTAAAATGACTCGAACATGTAATGCACCAAACGATGAACCGGAACAAAAAAACAATGAACTTCCAAGTGAAAAAGAACACCATCTTCGTATTGTTAAGTTATGGGAAGATGATAACGACAGCAATATTATCGTCACAAAATTGGAAGTTATTGATGGAGAAGAAAGAGGAAGAA